GTGAGTAATTAAAGGGTTTTGGGAGACGCCAGTAAACATACTGGTGGCTAGGCTGAAGATGGCGTTCTTCGCATGGTGCTGGGCGGCAGTGGCCCAGCCCGGGTAGTGGGTGTCCAACCATGAAGCAACCGTACGCTTGTAGCTGTCAGGGTTAACCTGACGAGGTACGACCGACGGGAAGCCGGCACCTGTCTCAGGTCTCCATTCAATGTTCTGAATGAAATCGAAAGACAGTGTGTTACTGGCCACGCCTTTCCAAGCGAACCCGAAGAATACGGGTGCGAATCGGCGTGACTCGTTGGTCATGGTGGTGCGCGTGGACGCAGGTACGCCGATGGTGTAAACACCGGACACATCCTGTTTGAATGTCTCAAGCGCGGCCCCACTGGGGCGGTAGCGAATCTCGTGTGTCTCGACGCCAAAGCGTTGTACCTTGGCGGAGAGTGCGAACAAGTTGTCCACGGAGGCGCAATCGTCTAGCGAAGCTTGGCCTAGTAGGAAAGTGTCAACAGGCAGGTTTTCAACGCTTGCAAGTAGTCCAGAGGAGGCCTGGAGCGCGCCAGTGTAAGTGGCGCGCATGCAACCGGATAACAGCCTGAAGTCGGAAACAGTGCTGGATTGTACGAAATTGGTGGCGCCCGCATCAAGGACCAATCCGGAATTGCCACCTGTGCCAAGGGGGGCGGCAATCGTGTTCACGGTGGGTTGTGCCGGGTCGGTGGTGATGTTCACTATACAGTTGAAGTGTTCGTCACCGCCGACGTAGACTGGGCACCATAGTACGTAGCCGCTCGTGGCAACGGAGGCGGATTGGAAGGTCGTTTTGAGGCGTGATAATATGCCTTCATCGGTGCCGTTAAAGCCGGGCTTTAAGGTCGCCGTGCAAGGGTTAGCAAGCATGTCAGCATATTGCCGCAGCATGTTGCTACCCTGGCGATTAGGCCGGCGGCGTTTTCGATTAATGCGTTTACGCAATCTCGTAGTAGGAACATTGTTTCGTTTTCTCTTTGGCATCACGTGCGTTAATTATTCAGTGTTGATGAGTAGTTTTGTGCGTGGGACTGGTGTGTTTTTATGAACGCGCCCCCCAGTGGGCGCTACACACTTCCTCCCGAAAAGGGCGGCCCTAGGGCGCCGCTTCGGTGGGTTGCGTCTTCTTCTTACGCTTCCCACGTCTGCGGCGCCTTTTGGGCGGCCGGGTGCATCCCTTGATGCTCGCTTCCCCTCCTCCCCGGGGGGTCGCGGCGGTCGTGTCCACAACCGTCTTAACCGCCTTCGGGCTCCCTTCGGCTGCTCCGCCGGGCCCGGTATTTGCTACAGGTTTGTCGCGAACGTCACCGTACTTATAGTCGGTCGTCCTGGTTGTGGTGTCACCCTGCCTACATTGTGGCTTTGGGTTCACCCCACCTGCGCGTTTTCCACGTCCCCTGCCGCCTTTCCTAGCGGAGGTACTCATGGACCCGGTGTCACGCGTGTTTGTGTCCGGGGTATCCTTCTTGGCATCGTCACTCATGTGACGGGCCCGCAGCACTGGCAGGTCTCCGAGTTCCCCGTCGACGTATTTGGCCTCGAACTCATCCTTGGGCAACAACAATGTGTCGTCCTCGATTATGCTCGATACCACGTCTGCGGGTTTGGGTCTAGGCTCTTCCTCCATGCCGTAGCCTTCCATCACCTGTTCCAGGGTAGTACACCCCTGTATCCAGTGCTGGAAGGACCCGTAATTGAACTCCGGCATAGTCTCGGTGACTATATCCTGCATCCAGGTGCCCTCCCGGTTTGGGAACTGCACCTGGATGGGGTACCTGTCCCACCACCTCTCGGTCTTAACGGACTCATCATACTTTAAGGCGATAAACCCGCCCTGGATCAAGTGTACCTGGCGGACTATGTCACCTATGATGGGTGTGTGCCAATCGGTTAGGGCGAAGGAGCGGGCTTTCTCAAGCAACTTAAGCCTAGGTTTGGCACCGACGGTGGCGGTGGTGTGGAACTTGCGTATCTGACGGAGTATGTCAGAGCAAGAAGAGTCATCCCCCAACCATACTTGGGGGGAAAAGAAGCGTGACAGAAAGTTAACACCTGGCTTGCCACGCCAGATGGTTTCGCCGGTGACGACATGGCCTAGCGCCCGGCCTGAGAGTTTGTAATTATTCTCGACCATGCCGGGCATAAAGCTATCGTCACCGCCAAATAGGCAGCTGTCAAGCGCGACTGCGGCTTTCACGTAGCATCCATGCATCTTGTAGAAGCTGTGGAATGCCATAAATGCACCTTCGGCGGTGTTGTCAAATGAAGTGCCGGCCTCGCCCGAGAGTCGGGAGGTTCCGGATGAATCAACTGAAATACACTCTTCTGTGCCGCGTATTGCGCATCTGAGGGGGCGGTTGGTCTTACCCTTGAGCATAGCGTCAAGCTCAGGGCCAGGTTGAAAACCCCGCCTATAGATCATCTCTGTGACAACCCTGCCAACTGTTGAGACTCTTCCATCCATACGTGATAAGTCACCCAAAAACACGAACTGGAAATACTGTAAAACACCGGCAATGTGGCGTGCAATGGCCGCGGGAGTGCGGCCAAAGCTGTACCACTTGAGATTAGCCCTGGCATGTTTGGACAGAGGGTTCGTGAAACGGGTCATA